TGGTCACCTTCAACAATCTCAGGACGATGCCGGATCAGATATTCTTACAGAAGATGGTGAATCTTTAGGTATTGAGGATGACTTGCGTGATGGTATATCTTTCATACTTGGAGAAGATAAAAGTGTGTCTGATAATCTTCTGGACGAAACAGATGCCGATGTATTTGTTTATGATGGAAAAGCTGACTTAAATGTAGATGTATTCTTACGACAAAATATTACAACTAAGGTAACTGCAAGCGTTAATGTTGCAACACCTAATGGTCTTGAATTCCTTGCAACAAAAACTATTGAGGGTATTACGGGCGATGGTATTGAACTGGAAGTTGGAAGTTCTCAAAGAGGTAGTCGTTTGTTACTCACTCAAACTGCTGGTGACGGAACAGATTTAGAAGATCATATTCTATTAGAATCCGCGTCTGATTTTAATATAAATCAGAGTGTAACTAGCACCACTTACACATCTCTAGGATATTCTAGTAATAACTTCAGTCGAGATTCCTTGGTATTCTTCCCAAATGAGAATGATGGTCTTATTGATGACAACATCATACTTGAGGGACAAGAAATTGGAACATTCAAACTAGAGGATGGAACAACTGTGGCCACAACATTTGGTGATGATCTTCTGTTGGAAGACTCTACTGGATTTGGTGTTGGTCAAAAAATACAACTTGAAAGGACGTTTATCGCACTAGAAGATTCATTAAACACTGGTATGCCTCCATTTGGTGTATCTGGTAGCACCATACTTGATCCGTTCAATACACCAGCCGATATATTTGTTAATACTATTGGTAAATTAACTGCTGAAGACGATTATGATTTCATAGTGTTCAATACTGCGGCAGATGAGAATGATCAAATTATTCTTGAGGATGGAACTGAAACTGATTTATACATCCAAGCTATAGAAAATCTTTTCTACCTTAGGCAGACAGACTTATCTTTTTCATCCAATAATTTAAGTTTTGATAGCAGCATCGAGTTCGATGCTTCATAATAATTAAACGATATAAATAGAATAAAGGAAGAAATCTATGTCAAAATCAGTAATAGGACTCGGTGGATCAGCAAATGATGGTACAGGTGATTCTTTAAGAGCAACAGGTTCAAAAATAAATGCTAACTTCACTGAGATTTATACTCTAGTTGGCGACGGTAGTTCTTTAACTTCTGATACGGTAACACTTAATACTGCAACTCAGACCCTTACAAATAAATCACTAACAAGTCCACAGATAACCACAAGTATTTTACCAGCAACAGCTGATGGTGCGACTATTGGTAGTGCAACGAAAGAGTTTTCTGATCTTTTTCTTGCAGATGGTTCTACAGTTCAGTTTGGTAATGATCAAGATGTTACGTTGACACATATTGCTGATACAGGATTGTTACTTAATGCGGCAATGGTGGTTCAGTTCCGTGACTCAGCAATCAATATTGGGTCGCCAGCTGATGGTGATCTAGACATTAATGCCGATGATGAAATTGAACTTAATTCAACATTAATTGATATTAATGGTAATGTTGATATTAGTGGAACACTTGCACAAGCAGATGCCATAACAATGGCTACAAATAAAAAGATAATATTTCGTGATACCGCAATTCACATTAGTTCAACTGCTGACGGTGATTTGTCAATCGCTGCAGACGATGAAATAGACTTAACTTCAACTTTAATTGACGTTAACGGAAACCTAGATGTAAGTGGTACAATGACCACTGGTGGCAATATTGTCATTCCTGATGCTGGAAATATTGGTTCTGCTTCAGATACAGATGCGATTGCAATTAGTTCTGGTGGTGCCGTAACCTTTAGTCAAGCTCCAGTATTTCCTGATGGTTCCATTCCACTTGCAGACCTAGACATCGATGGTGCAACAGATATTGGTGCTGCGATTGCTGATGCAGACTTGTTCATCATTGACGATGGTGCTGGCGGTACAAATAGAAAAGTTGCTGCCTCAAGAATTAAGACTTATGTTGATGCTGGGCTACCTAGAGGATACTTGTCTGGTGTTGGACTATCTAATAATAGCAGCGACAGTGAACATGATATTGATATTGCAGTCGGTGAAGCAAGGGATACCGCTAATGGTGTTGATCTAACTGTCTCTTCTACCCTTACTAAAAGGATTGATGCTACTTGGGCATCTGGTAGTGGTAATGGTGGTATGGCAAACGGTGTAAGTTTATCAACAAATACTTGGTATCATGTCTATCTTGTTGAACTAGATGCTGGAGGAACTGATGCTGGTTTTGATACATCTACAACTGCAGCTAACCTTGTGGCCACATCTGGAGTTGCTTCTGCTTATAGACGAATTGGTTCAGTTCTTACTGATGGTTCGTCAAACATCCTAAACTTTACACAATTTCAGGATGAGTTCATTTTTGATGTTCAGATTAATAATGTAAATGCCACCGCCCTTGGAACTAGCCGTGTATTACAAGCAGTTAGCGCACCTCTTGGTTTCGAAACTAGAGCTATACTTGGTCTAGTGGGAAGAGTATCGAACAGTAATGGAGATGTTCAAATTACTATTACACATCCTAATGTAACAGATACTCAACCTGTCTTTGCTAATTCTAATAATGCGGGTGAAAATTCCTCTAATAACAACGGTACATTTGCTGCTGGCACACACATAGTTAGAACCAATACGTCAAGTCAGGTAGCATTTAGGCAAGACTTTGATAGTACAGTGTATATTAATACTAATGGTTACTATGATGAAAGGGGGCAAGGTTAATGGCATATCAATCAATAGGATTAGGAACCACCGTCGGCGACGGTACAGGTGATACTCTTCGTGTCGGTGGTGACAAAATAAATGATAACTTTGTTGAAATCTATACTCTGTTGGGTACGGGAACTGCTTTAAGTTCTGGTATTAGTGCAACCGCCTCTGTTGTTACTCTCGCGGGTCCATCGATTACTGGTGTTGCATCATTTGCAGACGGCAGCGTATCAGCGCCATCTATTACAAACACGGGTGACACAAATACTGGTATTTATTTTGGTGCAGCCGATACGGTCAACGTCACCACTGGTGGAACCAAACGAGTCGATATCGACAGTTCGGGTCTTGATGTAACTGGTGCGATCACCGCAACAACCACGATTACTGCCACCGCTGGGGTGGCTGGAACAACAGGAACATTCAGCGCCGGTGTGGCTGGAACAACAGGAACATTTAGTGGAATTCTCAAGACTGATGATGCAACAGAAGCAACATCTACTACGGATGGTTCTCTACAAACTGATGGTGGTCTATCAGTAGTGAAAGACATTGTTGCTGGTGACGATATCAAACTTCTATCAGATGCGTCTGTGATAGCATTTGGTACTAACGGTGATGTTACTTTAACTCATGTTCATGATACAGGATTACTTTTAAACAGCACTATGCAGCTGCAATTCAATGATGCTTCTCAAAATATTAACGCACCAAGTGCTACAGTTTTAGATATCAATGCCACTGATGAGATTGAACTAAACGCTACATTGATTGATATTAATGGTGCCGCAGATATTTCTGGAGCAACACACATTGATGGTGTTCTGACACAGGGGGTCGAGGGCGATCTTCATGGTGGTGGAGTAATTATGGACGCAAGTGATGGTAGTAGCACTGATGCTGGAGATGAAATTCTTCTAAACGGCACAGATGGTAGTAGTACAAATGCAAACGAAAAACTTATACTGGAATATGCCACTCAATTTACAACTGCTGTTCTTCAAATAAAGAATTCTGATGGAATTGTAATTAGTAGTTTATATGGCACTAGTGGATTTTAATTATGACAGTTCGCGCACCACTAAAATATGATGATGCAAACACGTTACAAGAAATGTCTACTGATGAAGTAACGGCGTGGGTAAATCATATATGTTATTTGTATGGTGGTAGTCCGTCTGTCACTCTAACAGTTGATACTGGTTCAGCACAAAACTTGCAGGCAATGTCTGATACGAGATTACAGGCTGGTGCTGCGTCTACTAATGCATCTGCATTTGTTGCAGAAGGCACAACCGCTGAACCCGCCACTGTCACAGTAACATATGATCGCGTTGCTCAGACTTATGCAAGTGTTTCCCCCACAGTTGATACTGGAACAACTTGGCCTGTGTATTTTGACTCTAGCACCAACTCAATTCAAGCAATGTCTCTTGCTGATATTAAGGACACGTTTCTTCATCCGGCAATTGATAAATTAATTTCTGCATCTGAGTCTGATACGACTGCTGGAACTTACACCATTACTAATTCTTCAACAGCCGCATCTGGATACACTGTTATAGATGCTAGTAATCCAGTGTTCACAGATACTCGCGCAGATACAAGTGCATACAGTGCTGCTGGTATTCCTGAGACATTGGATCAACCAACAACAGTAACAAATTATTTTCTCCACAGAAGAAATCAGGGAAGTGACGGATTTTCAAGCTTGGCAACTCCGTTAATTATTTCAGATGATTTGGAGTTAACCGTACAAACAACGGAGACTATAATAGAAGGATTATTTACGGAGTGGATACGAGAAACCGCTTCTGAATCAAGTGATGGTTACCAAATTGTATATTCTATGGCAACATCTGGTGGTAATACAAGAGGAACCGCTATGGTTGATACTAGATTGAACGGAGCTGGTAATTATCAAACATTACAATCTGGTGATGACTATCGTTCACAAGAATTTCCCAACGGATCAGCAGCAACTATTACGACTTATAATTTGAGGATAACTAAATCATAGTCGATAGGGATGTATAAATACTAATACAGATTAGAGGAATCGAACAATGACAGCAATCATAACAGAAAAATTTAGACTTCATAATGCGACACAGTTTCAAGAGTCGTTTTCTGAAGCTGCGCTAAACAAATACTATATGTTGATTGGTAAAGCAACAGAGTTTACTAGTGGTACAAGTGGAGGTACAGACGCATCACCACCAACACCTGCTGATGATGTATCTAGTGAATATTATATCTGGGATCAGACAATTGCAGGTAAAAATATTACATCCTCTGATGTTTCCTTTGCGGTTCCTCGTCGTGATTGGTCAAACAACACAACTTACGATATGTATGAAGATAATGTTAGTTCTTCAAATCTGTCTACATCTGGCGCATCTAGTATTTACGATGCGACATTTTTCTTTCGCACCTCTGCAAATCGTGTGTACAAAGTTCTAGATAATAATGGTGGGACTGCATATTCTGGCACTGAGCCATCTTCAGAGTCCACATCACCTTTTGCACAAGGTGGGTATGTTCTTAAATATATGTACACGATTACAGCAGCAGAACAAACAAAGTTCTTGACAACAGACTTCATGTCTGTTAGCACAGACAGCATCGTTGCGGCATCGGCCACTGATGGTAAGATTGAAAGCGTTATTGTTACTGCTGGGTCTGGATACACTGATGGGACTTACTATGTTGCAGTGAATGGTGACGGAACAAGTGCTGGAACATCTTCTGGTGCGGTTATTTCCTTTGTAGTTTCAAGTGGTGCAATTGCAAGTTTCGGTCTTACTTCTGGAACTGATACTGTTGTTTACGCGGGTGGTACTGGATATACTTATGGAACGGTTACACTTTCAGACTCCACTGTGTTTGCGAACGCAGCACTAACAACCGCAGTTGACAGCGGCGATATCGACAATGGTAGTGGTGGTGCAATTCAGATTGTGATTAGTCCAAAAGGTGGACATGGTTTCAATTCAGTCAATGAACTTGGTGGTCACTATGTAATGTTGAACACATTGTTTGTTGGAGCAGAACGTGATGACCTTCTTACTGGAAATGATTTCCGTAACATTGCGATTGTCACTGATCCAACAACCTTTGGAACGTCAACAGTTGCATCAGACACAACAATTCGACAGACTTTTGCAACAAAACTGACAAGTGTTAGTGGTACATTTACTGCTGATGAAAAGATTACACAGGCTTCAACTGGTGCAGTTGGTAAGGTGGTTGAGTGGGATAGCGGCAACTCTATTCTTTATTATCAACAGGAAAGATATACCGATTATGGCACAAGTTCAGTGGGTGCATATGTTGTGTTCTCTGGTGCAAATGCAATTACGGGTGCGTCCTCTAGTGCAGCAGGAACACCAGACTCAAGTGCAGATAGCGCAGTAACACTTGCAAACGGGTTTACTATCACATTTGCTGATGGGTATTGTAATCCAGAGCTTCAACCAGACAGTGGAAATATTATTTACAACGAAAATAGATCACCTATCTCCCGTGCAACAGACCAGACGGAAGACATTAAAATTGTAGTGGAATTCTAATATGGCACAAAAGACAAATCTTAACTCAGCACCGTACTTTGATGATTTCAATGCAGAGAATAATTATCACAGAATTCTCTTTCGGCCGGGGTTTGCTGTTCAGGCGCGAGAACTAACACAACTCCAAAGTGCGTTGCAACATCAGATAGAGGCCCACGGAAGTCATATTTTCCGTGATGGTGCTATGGTTGTGCCGGGGCAAGGAACGGTACAAAAGTATGCTTCCTTAAAACTTGCAAACACTTTTAATGCTGAACAGGTTGATCCATCACAGTACTACAATGCCACTACACCAGTGACAATTACTGGTGAAACGACTGGCGTAACTGCAAAGGTTATTGGATTTAAAGCAGCAACTACATCAAGTCAATCCCTTCTTTATGTTTCTTATGAACGTGCTGGTAGTGATTTTGAAACCACTGTTTTTGCAGACGGTGAAAACATTAGTGCAAATACTACGATTACACACTCAACACAACAGTACGCAACGGATGTTGCATCTGTTACAACGTATACTTCTGAATATTCTGAAACTAATGGGGCAACTGCTGCACAACTTGCAAGTGCCGAAGGTCCGGCATCAAGAACTGGTCTTGCATTTATTATAGAATCTGGTATCTACTATGTTCGTGGTTTCTTTGTTAATAATCTTAGTGAGACACTTGTTCTTAATGATTATGCAGAAGACTATACAGGAACTATTGGTTTCAAAGTAACAGAAACTATTGTTACACCAGAAAATGAAACATCTCTTTTGGATAATGCAACAGGCTCTAGTAACTTCGCCGCTAAAGGCGCACATCGTCTGAGTATTACCCTCTCACTAACTGCATTAACCACAACAACAGATACTGCTGATTTTATTTCTTTAATTGATGTCAAAAATGGTAAATCAAATGCTATTGGAAGAGTGACAGATTATTCTCAAATTGCTGATGAAATGGCGAGAAGGACTAATGATGAATCTGGAAATTATACAGTTAAACCATTTGAAATTAGTATAGAAGAGTCTGTTGATACAACTGTTCAAGGAATTTCATTTCAAGGAAGATATGCAGATGGGGCGACGACAGATCAAGGTAATATAGCAAGTAGTGACAAGTTGGCTCTTATTGTTTCTCCCGGCAAGGCATATGTTAATGGATATGAGATTGAAAAAACTCAATCAACAATTTTAGACCTTAACAAATCAAGAGATTTTGATACACAGAATGCTGGTATTTCTACTTATGATATGGGTAACCATGCATTGATTAAAAATGTGTATGGTTCACCTGATATTTCAAATGTGAGTGGTGAAGCGACAGCATTTAAGACAGTTCAGTTCTATGATACATTTAATACTACTAGAGGAGCAGCAAACGGAACTCTAATTGGTGTTGGTCGCGCTAGAGGAATGGAATATCATTCTGGTGATGTTGGAGCAGCTGCAGACAATACACTTTCTCAATATAAACTGTTTCTCTTTGATATTCGTCCATTCACTGTTCTTACTTTGAGTGACACACCTTCACCAACACTTCTTGCATCACACGCCAACGGTGGTGTTCTGGTCACAGGTGTAAGTTCTGGTGCAACCGGATTTGTTTTCAAAGATGACACTTCTGCAACTAAGGTTAATTTAACCACTGTTGTCGGTAGTTTCCAAGTTGGTGAAAAGATTACTGCATCTGATTCTGCTGAAGCAAGTGCGATTGTTGAGAACTCAAGCAATGCAGACCTTACAATTTCAGCTGTTGTAACAAAAACTTTTGCTGACTTTAGACAGGTCTTCATGGAAGATGAAGATTCTGGACAAGATTTTACCGCTGATATTGTTACTGAGCAAGCGGCAAACATTTTTGCTGATATCATATTAGAAGACGATGTTAATTCTTCTATTGAACTAGAACAGGCAACCTCTTCTGGTCGAATTATCCAAGAGGGTTTTGATACAGAAATAGCAAAATTAAAAGATACTGAAAAAAATAGAGCGCTATTCAAACTACCAAATGATCCTGTTAAGACACTCTTAACCGCAACTAATGCGGGTGCAAGTGATACACAGTACACCCTTCGTCGCCAGTTTGTTGGAACAACAAACTCCTCTGGTGTGGTAACATTTCAGGCTGGTACAAATGAGACATTTGTATCTCATGCCGAGAAAGATTACACACTGAGTATTCTTACTGCTGGTGGTGGTACTGGAGCTCAAGGTGATGTTGTTACTCTTGCCAGTAAAGTATCTGGTACAGGATCAGCATCTCTTACGGTGACTGACAACACAATTCTAGGAAGTTCTGCAAAGGTAAAACTTACTGCGACACTTCTTAAAACGTCTGTTATTCAGAAATCTAAAACAACACAATTGATGAAACAAGTAAAAGTTGTTTCTGGAACGACAGACGCATTTGGAACTCGACCAACTGACACAACAATTTCTCTAGGTCGCGCAGATGGATTTAATCTAGTTGCAGTATTTGACTCAGAAGAAGCAAGTACGGATGCTGTTGCTCCTGAGATGACACTCACTAATGCAGTTGGCACATTTGAACGTGGTGAAGAAATTGTTGGTGGAACTAGTGGAGCTAAAGCAAGAATTATCGATATCTCTTCACCAATGAGTTATGTACAAACTACTCTTAGTTTTATATCAGGTGAAACAATAACGGGAAGACACTCAGGTGCAACTGCTACTGTTGGTACTCTTACTGAAGGTAGTATAGATGTAAAAAGAAAATATTTGTTTGATAGCGGTCAACGAGATAACTTCTATGACATTTCTCGAATTGTGCGAAAGTCATCAGAGCCTGCACCAACTGGAAGACTTCTCATTGTTTATGATTATTTCGAACATGGGTCTGGAGACGTATTTACTGTAGATTCCTATGTTGATGTTGGTGGTCAAATGGGATATGATGATATTCCTACATACACCGCGACTAAGGTTGACCCTGATTCTCCAGCACCTGCCGGGAATTTCCCTCTACGGGATACATTTGATTTTAGACCCAAAGTTGAGGATATTGCTGGTTCTTCGTCTACACTAGAAACTGTTGATGAAATTACAGGAAACTCTTTTGACTTCTTTTCTAGGCAATATGACGGAACTGGTGCATCAACAGTTGATGTTCCCAAGCCGGGTTCACTTGTTCAAGCAGACTTTGAATTTTACTTAGGTAAATTCGTAACTCTTATTCTAGACAACAGGGGAACACTTGATATAGTAGAAGGTTCATCAGCTGAAACTCGGCGACGGCCAGATGTTCCCGATGATGTGATGAAACTCGCGCATATCAGTCTGGCTGCTTTTACATTTTCTCCTATCGATACTAACATTAAAAGAGTTAGAAATCAGAGATTTACTATGAAAGACATTGGCCAGATGAATGTCCGTCTTAATAATGTTGAAAAAATGACTACTCTAAATCTCTTGGAAAAAGATGCTGAAGGTTTTGAAGTTCTTGATGCTAATGGGTTAAATAGATTTAAGTCTGGTTTCTTAGTTGATAATTTTCAAGGCCATAGGATTGGCGACGTAGCGCACAAAGACTATAGAGTTTCTATGAATTTTCAGAAGGGAATACTACGTCCTACACATATATCTAAATCGATTGATCTTGAGGAGAGTGTTAGCACTGATGTTGCAAGAGCAGGACTAGGTTACCAAAAAACGGGTGATCTACTCACCCTACCTTATACGGAAGTTGTTCTTACAGAACAACCATTTGCAAGCACTGTCGAGCGTGTTGCTCCGTTTGTAACGGCAACATGGAAAGGAACCGTAACACTAGACCCGACTCAAGATAACTGGATTGAAACAGAAATTGCTCCTGATCTTGTTATTAACCAAGAAGGAAATTTCGACGCAGTGCGGTCAGCTGTTGGTAATAATTTGGGTGTTGTGTGGAACTCTTGGCAGACAACTTGGCAAGGAACTGTTCAGAGAGATGATGGTCTGCCGGGGCCCCAAGACTTCGGCGGCGATGATGGAGATGGTATGGACGATGGCGGTAAGATTATCTGTACTGCAATGAACAATATGTATGGGTTTGGTTCATATAGAAATGCAATTTGGATGAAATACCAAAAAGACTATATGTCATCCGAAGAATATCAGTTGGGTTATCACAAATTAATAATGCCTCTGGTTAAAAAGATGCCAACGAATAAAACAATCAGAGTTATTCTAGAGAGAATTGCTAAACGTCGCACAATAAATTTAAGAAAAGAAATGCGCGGTGAAAAATTACCTCTTTATTATAAATCTATGAAATATACAGTCCGGCCGTTATTCTTTGCAGTTGGTTGGTTAGTCAAGAAAAAGATACTGTCTAAAACGGAAGTGTAAATGATAGAACTTTTTTGGTATGTGTTTTTTGGATTTGTGTGGTATCAGATTATTGCTACATTTGGAATTTCTATAGGATTACATAGATATTTTGCACATAAACAATTTAAGGTGTCTAAGTTATATGAAATATCTATATTATTTCTTGTAACGCTTACAGGAGCAAGATCACCTTTAGGTTGGATAGGCGCACACAGAATACATCATGTTAATGCAGATACAGAAAATGATCCTCATTCTCCTGATATTAAAGGTTTTTGGAATATAGTATTTAATCGGTGGACATGTAAAAATATTCCTAGAAAATATATAAGGGATGTTATTAAAAATCCTAGAGTTATGTTTTTCCATAGGTATTGGAAACATATACATTTGAGTGTTGCGATAATATCATTACTCATAGGGTTTAAATTTTTTATTGCATTTGTAGTCATTCCTTTTATACTTGGATTTTTTGGGTATGGGTTTTTTAATGCAGCCGGACATAAAGATTATAAACCAAGAACAAATTTTTGGATAAACATCTTATCTGCTGGTGAAGGGTTTCATGATGTACATCACCGCAATCCAAACCAAGTTAGGCTTCATAAGTATGACATGTCTGGTTATATTGTGGAAAAAATATTTTTGGAAAGAAATATAAATGAAAATGCGCTCCAGAAAGAATAGAAAAGAATTACCGGCTTTAGGTGTTGTTAAGGATATCAAGATAGATATAAAATCTCTTGTTGAATACTGTGTTGATAAAAATCTTCTTGATGTTGATATTTACGAAGATATAAAGGTTGCACAGTATCCATTAGTTAAAGGTAATAATATACCGTCCTCACATTTTAATACCAATAAAGGTATGCAAGATTTTACCACTGTTAATTCATACAGTAAGGAAAACTTTTTTAAAGAGGAAGATGCTGATTTTTTACAGGGAGAAAAGTATAAACAACTGTATCTAACTGAATTTGATTCAACAAAACGCTCTGAAAATATTTCTTCAAATGAGACAAATATTTTTCAAAGAAGTAAAAGATTAAATCCAGATCATCCAAGTTATTTACCAGAGGCTGATGAATATAATTATGGAATAAGAAATTCTTTAGTTTGTGGAGAAATTGAAAAAGTATTAGATTGTTTTAAATCACCTCTAGCTAGAGTGCGTTTTGCAAATTTATCTCCCAATTTTAAACTGAAACCACATATAGATTATGATCCATCATATATAACTAGGTATCATATTCCGTTAAAAACAAATGAAAATTGTTTGATGTGTGTATTTGATAAAAATGGAAACCCTGTAAAAAAACATTTTCCTGCTAATGGTCAAGTTTATTTTTTAAATACAGGTCTTAAACACTGGGCTGAAAACAACTCGGCCGAAAATCGTATACACCTTATTGTAGATACCAAAAATCAAGAAGATTTATACTCTCTGCAAAATTGTTAGGTAATAATGATTATAAATAATCATATAAAAAAGATTAGGAGCGAGTAAATGGTACTCAGAGATTTCAATGCATCAAGACAACGAAGAACTGGTGTTCTGACTGAAGTAATAGAAAACATTGAATTTGAGAGTCGCGGTTTTAGATCAATATCTAAAGCTGTTATTCCTTTTGCTCGTTCTAAAACAATAAGTATTTCTGCAAAATCTTTAAAACCTTTCACTAGACTTTATGTTTACTTTGATAAAAAGGTAGTTAATCAGTTTGTTACGCCTGCTGCAACAGGAGCAGTTGGCACCACGTTTGGTAGTTTTTCTGATGTTGAAACTCCCGTAGCAGGCAGCAAGTTAATTTCTGATGGTGCTGGTTCCTGTGAAGCATCATTCACTATTCCTGATCCTAAAGTAGAAGGCAATCCAAGATTTAAAACTGGTGATATAGAATTTATTATAACAGCAGACCCTAACAATCAACAAGTCGGTGATGGCTCAAATGAAATTTCTGCACGGGCAACTTATGCTGAAGCAACATATTCTGCTTCTGGTACTTTAGATACTCAACAAGAAACTATTATTGCAACAAGAAATGCGATTGTGAGAACAACTCAGTTAGAAGAGGAAAGTGGACTTCTCATTGAAGGATTTCCCATTCCAGTTCGTCGTATGGACCCACTTGCACAAACTTTCATTGTTTTAGATACAGACAAAAACGATGGGGAGAGGGTTACTGGTGCTTTTCTAACATCTTGTGATGTATATTTTTCTGAAAAAGATTCAACATATCCTGTGGCAATGGAAATTCGTGACGTAGTTAATGGACAACCGGGCCCGAAGATTTTACCATTTGGTAGGAAAACATTACAAGCAAATGAAGTATCAACCTCTACCGATGGTTCCGTTGCAACAACATTTACATTTGACTCTCCCGTTTATGTGCAAGGAGGGACAGAATATTCTATATGTTTGTTGGCAAATACCCCAGACTATAAAGCTTGGATTTCTGATCTTGGTACACAGGACACATCAGGAAATGAAATTACAGATCAACCTCATGTTGGTGTTCTTTTCAAAAGTTCAAATAACACCACATGGGTGCCATCTCCAACTCAAGATTTAAAATTTACTTTACGTCGAGCAAAGTTTGATACCTCAGCTGCGGGAGGAGTTACTTTACAGAATAAAACTCTGCCAGTTAAAACTCTAAGAAGAAATCCATTGGAAATGACTGATGCAAGTACAACTCTGAAAATTAATCATGTTGGTCATGCGATGCACACCACTGGAAATAATGTCACTATTGATGGTGTTAAGTCTGGTGCAACAACCACACTGAATGGCGCACTCAATGCAACCGCAACATCTATTACTCTTACTTCTGGAACAAACTTTGATGACACAAGCGGCAAGTACTCTAGAGATGCGTCCAATGTTTATCTGATAAAGATTGATGATGAGATTATCAGCTATACTACTATTTCTGGAACTGGTATTACAAGTGCAACACGCGGTGCAAACAGCACAACTGCTACAACTCACGCGAATGGCGCAACTGTAGAATTGTATCAGATACATAAAGTTCCTCTAACTGATATCAATAAAACACATAGTGCAATTGGAAACATTCAGAATAATAGTTATACAATCACTCTTGCTACTACACCTGTTGTTGATGGTGCTGGTAGTGTATCTTCTCTTGGTGGAGAAGTTGTAACTGCAACAGAAAATGCTCAGTATGATGTTTCTACGTTTAATATGGGTACTTTAACTCCACCATCCACAAAAATTGATACTGCAATTCTTGCAACAAGTGGTACAAGTCAAAGTGGTACAGAGCAATCATTTGTTAAATCTACAAAAAATAGAGTTGTTCCATTAGGCGAAAATTACTACTACCCGACAACTAATATTGTTGCTTCTGAAATCAACGAAACTAATGAAATGTCAGGCGTTAAATCATTGACTGTTCCTATGACTTTAACTTCAGATATAGATGCATTGTCTCCTGTAATTGATTTGCAAAGAACATCTATGGTTGCTGTTGCAAATCAGATTGATGTTATTGACTCATCATCTGATGTGTTTCCTACATCTATCTATCGGGCAATGACTGAACCAGAGGGAGATAATCACGCGGCAATTTATATAACTAAAAAGATTAACCTTGAAAATCCAGCAACTTCCATTCGACTTCTTATGGATGTTAATAGAGAACCATCAGCAGATGTAAAAGTATTGTTTAAAACCCTGCGTGTAGATGATGCTTTTGACTTTGATGAAATTGCTTATAAGTTTTTCAATGATGATGGAACTATTTCTGGTTCTGGTGGACCTGATGTTGAAACTCGATCTACACGTTTTGATGAATACATTGAACACGAATATACTGCCGGTGTTACGGATGATGGTATTGGTAATCCTTTGGATGAGTTTATTTCTTTTCAGATTAAGATTGTTCTCCGCGCAACAAATCAGGCTAGACCACCTCGAATTAAAAAACTTAGAGCAATAGCATTGGCAACATAATATGTCAGATTATCTTAAAGTTGAGGGCCACGAAGGTTTAGTTCGGGACACCACTAGTAAAGCAATCATAAATACAGATAGAAATGCTTATGAGGTTGCAAAGCGGCGTGCTGAGGAAGCGCAGCGTCAAAGAGATGAGATGCGTGAAACTGCAAGAGAGATTAATACTCTGAAGTGCGAGATGCATGAAATTAAACATTTATTGCAGGAGTTGATAAAAAACAAATAATTGTGCTTGGTGATGTGCAGCAAAACGAACGACGAATATATTATAAATATATTTAATGGAGAATAATGTAGATGTCATACCAAGCACTTAATTTCGGCACTGTTGTTAATGACGGCACTGGCGATACACTTCCCGTCGCCGCAGATAAAATCAATGATAATTTTGTAGAAATTTACAATCTACTTGGTGATGGTTCATCATTGTCAAGTGGTATCAGTGCAACTTCATCAGTGATAACTTTAGTGTCACCGACCATAACTGGAACTGCCACTATGGCAAATCTAGATATATCTGGTGATGTTGACATAGACGGCACACTTGAAACAGATGCACTTACAATTGCTGGGGTTACACTTGCTGAAACCATTGCCGATACAGTCGGCGCAATGGTTGCCTCTAATACAGAAACAAATATTACTGTAACATATGACGACTCTGATAATACATTAGATTTTGTTGTTGATCTTTCGGGAATATCTTCTATATCAGGAAATGCGGGTACTGCAACTGCTCTTGAAACGGCTAGAACTATTCACGGTGTGTCATTTGATGGTACTGCTAATATTGATTTAACAGAAGTAGTTCAAGATACCGTTGGTGCAATGTTCTCTAGTAATACTGAAACTGGTATTACAGTAACCTATCAGGACGCTGACGGTACGATTGATCTTGCAGTTGGAACCCTAAACCAAGATACAACTGGTAACGCAGCAACTGCTACTGCACTAGAAACAGCCAGAACTATTCATGGTGTATCCTTTGACGGTACTGCAAACATTGACCTAACTGAAGTTGTACAAGATACCGTTGGTGCAATGTTCTCTAGTAATACAGAGACAAACATTACTGCAACGTATCAAGATTCAGATGGCACCATAGACCTTGTTATTGGAACACTCAATCAAGATACTACTGGAAATGCTGCAACTGCTACTGCACTAGAAACAGCAAGAACTATTGGTGGGACTTCATTTGATGGTACTGCAAATATTGCCGTTGCACTTTCTGCAACTGCTACTGCACTGGAAACTGCTAGAACTATTCATGGTGTATCATTCGATGGCACTGCTAACATTGACCTTACTGAAGTTGTACAAGATACTGTTGGAGCTATGTTTAGTTCTAACACTGAAACAGGTATTACTGCAACATATCAGGATGCAGATGGAACCATAGACCTTGTTATCGGTACACTCAATCAGAACACAACTGGAAATGCTGCAACTGCTACTGCTTTAGAAACTGCAAGAACAATTCATGGAGTTTCCTTTGATGGTACTGCCAATATTGACCTCACCGAAGTAGTACAAGATACCATTGGAGCTATGTTTAGTTCTAACACAGAAACAGGGGTGACTGTAACTTATCAGGATGCTGACGGTACGATTGATGTTGTAGTTGGAACTTTGAATCAGGATACCACAGGTAATGCTGCAACTGCTACCGCATTAGAAACTGCAAGAACTATTGGTGGGACTTCATTTGATGGTACTGCAAATATTGCTGTTGCTCTTGCTGACACTGCCACTGCACTTGCAACTGCTAGGACTATTCATGGAGTGTCCTTTGATGGTACTGCCAATATTGATCTCACTGAAGTCGTACAAGATACTGTTGGAGCTATGTTTAGTTCTC